AAACTAAAGTATCTCCTTTTTTAGGAGATGAAACTGTTACATCTGTTAAATCGTCAATTGCAACTGAACCACCTGTAGGAGCAGCTACATTAAATCTACCTTGTGATGAACTCCAAGTTAAAACGTGACCATCAGCAACACCAGAAATATTAACATCTGTGTGTGTAGAAACGGAAGAGTTTTCATCCAATACTCTAACCCAACCACTTCCAGTAGAATAGTAAGGTCTATTACCTGTACTATCATAAGCATACATTCCTATATAAGTTGCAGCCGATGGTAAAGAACCATAACCTGCAAAATCAAATCTTATTTTAGAACCTGCACCAGTTAAATCTGTTGTACCTGTTCCTGATATTGATGATGTACCAGTTAGGTTTAAATTTGCTGTCGTAGATAATGTATTACCTAAATTAACTTCCGTAGAACCAATTGTAATTGAAGAATTGTCTAAAGCAGAATTTGAAATGGCACTTGCACTTACAGTTATTTTATTAGGAGCAGAAGCAGTTGTAATTCCTGAACCACCAACTATCTCAAAAGTGGATCCTAAATCAATATCTTGTGTTGCTGCTACTTGGTCTTGTATAACAATTTTGTTGTTAGTAAGTTTATCGTTTGCAATAGAACCATCTAATTGAGCATTTGTAATTGTTCCTGATAAAGAACTTGTAGGATAATTTGTTGCGTCTGCTAAATCAAAAGCAGGAGTATCGTCTGTGCCACCTAAGGCAAGTGATACACCACCATATGATACAGTAGAATTTGTTAAAGAAGCATTAGCAATACTTGTTAGAGTATTTGTAGAACCTGAAATTGTTTTGTTAGTAAGTACATCACTAGAATCTTCAGTTAAAACAGTACCGTCAATAGCAATAGAAACTTTGTCTGCTGTTACAGTAGTTGCAATTCCATTACTACCTTCAACTGTTAAAGTATCGCCTAAATCTACTGCGTGAGAACCAGTATCGCCTGTAACAGTAATTGTTGAATTATCTAATTTTGTATTTGGTAAACTTCCTAATGCACTACTTGGAATATTTGTAAGTGTATTATTACTACCATTAATTGATTTATTTGTTATAATTGAAGTAGAACTAGTTGTTATGTACGAACCAGGAAGTAAAGTTGTACCATCTCCTAAAACACTATATAATTCGTTAAAGTTTTCGTTTACCTTGGCTGCACCTGCTCTTAAATTATCACCTGTTCCATCATTAGCAGCTGTTCCTCGGTTAATAGTCTGTTTTGTCATTTAATTATTCCTATTGTCTATACTATTTATAAACATTCCTATGGGGTTGTATCATCAAATGTTGCACTTGTTTGAGCAAAGTTTGTAACAGTATTAGAGAATAATTCCTGAGAAGCCGCAAATTGCGTAGGCATTGCAAAATTTGTCTTTAATAACTGACCATCTGGATTTGAAGTTGCTAAGAAAATAGCACCTCTTCCATCTAGTGATGTTCTTGTACCTGTTATCTTTATCTCACTTAATTCCTTAAATGTTATTTTACTTGCACCTGAAGTTACGCCAAATATTGTATTTGCGTATTTGTTTATTGTACCAAATTTAGGTCCTGCATATGCGTACCCTTGTTTAACTTCTACACCATCTATTGTTGATCTTTTTCTACTAGTCATACTAATTTCAATTGATGGTCTTGTCAAAGTTATATCTCTAGTATTTGTAGTAAACGGATCTCTATAATCATCACCAACATCCATTTGTCCTTCAGTCATATTGTCTGATCTTAAACTTGTGCCATCATCTACTGTTCCTAATCTTCTACCAAAGACAGTTGTAAACAATACATTTAATATATTGAATAATGGAGTATCTATAGCACCTGATATAATACCAGTAATTGGCGCTCTAACTTTTAGATTTAATCTACTTTGTAAATCAACTTGTCCTGTAAAATAAAAACCTGCTGTGTGCATAGTCTTTTTAAATGAGTCTCTCCAATCATTAATTGATTGACCAACTTTTAGTACATAAGAAAAATCTTGGTAGTATTTACTGTCTTGTACTTTCATAGTTTGTTCAGATACATAACCATCTTCATTTAAAAATTTACCATCTGTATCTGCAACAGAAACTACATCTATTGTAGCACTAGCAACATCTAATCTTATTACTGTTGCTGATCCACTACTTGTTGATGTTATTGTTTCGTTTAGAATAAAATTAGTATTTAAATCTTTTACTTTTAATAAACTTCTATCGCCGTCATAACTTGAAAGTTTACCAGTTGCACCTGAAGTAGAACCTGTAATAGTATCATTAGCATTAAAGTTACCAGACTTGTTAGTTAATAATAAACAGTTTCTAAATTTAATTGCTGGAGTTGGACTATTTTGATAACCTTCTCCTAATTCATTTGTTTTTAATCCTATAACTCTTCCTATATCAGTACCGTTTGCTAAAACATTTGCATTAGAACCTGATGAGGTTATAGTTACTTTAGGTGGTAAATTATAACCACTACCATTGTTAATTAAAAATATATCTGTTATATCATTTAAGTCGGAGTTAGTAGCACCTTCCATTACAATTTTACTTCCAGAGTATTGATCTCCTCTACCAGTTTCATCTTCCATTAAAATGTGTTCAGCACCTGTTCCTGATTCACCAGAGATACCACCATTAACAACAGAAACAAATCCTTCTGCATTAACACCTTCTGTTCCTGTATTATCAAAAACTAATTTATCTCCTACTGAATAACCTGTTCCTGCATTGTCAATAATGATTTCTGATACAGGTCCTGAACCTATATCACTAATAGCAATATCAGCACCTACACCACCACCTGATACAGTTAAGAAATCGCCGGTAGAATATAAGTTACCGTCATTTGTAATTGTTTTTAATCCTGGTATACCTGTAATAGTTGATTTAATAAAAAAGTCATCTGTATCACTGGCAGTTCCAGTAATTACTTCGCCAATTATAAATGTTCCAGTCATTGAATTTATATTAAGTACAAATTCAGAAACTTCTTTATTACCTATAATAAATTTCTTAATTGATTCTATAATAGCAGTAGCACCTGTCGTTTGACCTTTTATTGTTCTACCTACTAAATTTGTTGAATCACCAACTGTTGTAATTGCTCTTAAAACTTTTTGTGTGTCCCATTGTCCATCAGATACACGCAACATCTGTGTTCTTGGATAAAATGTTTCTGATACTTGGTTAAATAATATTCTAAAAAATAATTCGTGTCCTGCTTGTGTACCTTTTAGTCGGTACATTGATTTAATGTTTTTAATTAGATTTCTTTTGTCTAATCCTATTGCTAAATTTTCAGGTATTGTTTTTAAAAACTCATCTCTAAATTTTGTTAAGAAGTTTGATATAACTTTGTCAGGATCTCTAAAGTTTGTTAAATTTTGAACAGTTGTTACGGGATTAGGACGATAGTCATTAATTACAGCTTGAGCGTCTGAAGTATTACCTGTTACTATTTCATTTCTAGTAAATTTGTCTTGTGCTGATATATAAAGTTTACCATTTGTTAAATCTTCAGCAATAACTTTAGCAGTTGCATTTGATACAAGACCTGTTATTGTTTCGCCTACTGTAAATTTACCAAATGAAGAATCTTCATAAATTATTTTATCGCCAGTATCTAGTTGTGTTTTTTCTGAAGTTATTTTTGAACCGTCTAATAATAAATTATCTGATAGACTAGTTTCATTTTCTAAAGTGATACCATCTGTATTTTCAATACTTGTAACCTGCAACATAGCAGATTCCATAAATTGATAATAAGTTTTTAAAAATTGGGCGAATTGAGGGTGGTCATCAACTACAAAATCAGGTAATTGACTATTAATGAGTGTTGAAATTTTATCATTAAATTTTGCCATAGGACATTAGTAACTTGATGTTGTTGTGTATCCCACTCCTGCTTCAGACGAGCCACCTACAAAGGTATCTTCAGTAACATTTACAATTGAATTTGAAATATCTATTTCTAAAATTTGATCTCTTACAGGTACAACATCATTTGAACTAGGAGAAGCAGTTACCTCAATTACAGTAGAAACAGAACCTCTAATATTAGAGATAGAAGCAATGTCTAAAGAATTAATAGTAATTTGTCCTGTTGTATAATCAATTGTACCTTGTGTAGCATTTAGTATTGTTTTAATACCACTTACAAGATAATAAAGTCTTACATTTCCTATACCATCATCATCTAAAAACATTTCATTATTATTGCCTGATATTTTAAAACCAGTTGATGATAAAACTGATTCGTGTCCTGAATGAGGATTATAAATTGCATTTCTAAAGTAAACATCATATTTTGTAGATGAACTTAAAGTTGGTGTAAAACTTTTTCTAATTTTAACAGTTGTTATGTTAGATAAAATAGAATTATCTACATCATCAATTATACCCATAACTTTAGAGTACCTAAACACACCGTCAAATGCTGTTAAAGTATTTGTATTGTAATCTGTTATTGCATCCACAATTTCTGACTTCAAAGTGTCTGCTGTTTTAGCAGTAGAGTTTTTATTAAACTTAGCATTAATTACTAACACAACTGAAGTTATTATTGGGTCAATTATTTCAGGTCTTACTGAAGCAACATTATAAGATTTTAATTTTGTTACTATATCTAATTTTGTAGCATTAGTTAAAGGTACACCTGACTGACCTTTGACTGCAATCTTAACAACACCGTAAATAGGTGTTTCATCATCTTCACCACCCCAAGCACTTATAGAAGTTGCATTAGGATAAATTGATCTTACTAAAGTTTCATAATCGGTTGTAGTAACTGCTCTATCTTGTGATGTGTATTGTAGAGGTGCATTAAATCTAATTGATTCTTTACCTTCAGCTTCTGATCCGCCTTGAGCATTTGTTTTAGTTACAACTGTTACATCTGAAAATCCACCTACTGAACTTGAAGCAACAAAAGATGAAGCACCGTTAGCCTCAGTTTTGTTTCCAACAATATATTCTATAATTACTATGTTACCATCTGCTAATCTTTTACCTATTACATCATCACCAAAATAAATTTGAAATTTACCTGTATCTGTTTCTTGTAAGAAGTATGCTTTTGATGTATTGTTTAAACCTTTTAAACCGGATGCTAATGAGTAGGATGTCTGTGTTGAATCTGCTGAAGAATTTTGAATAGTTACTTTTAATGTAGTTGTATCAGCGTTAACACTTGGTATAATAAATCTTTGGTCAACATCTGTACTATCTACTGTATATCTAAATGAAACTAGCGTACCTTCATATAAATTTACATCTGAAAATTTGTAAACACCATCTTGTGGTGTCATTGTTATTTTTTCATTATTTACAAACTGATAAGTTAAAGTATCTATTGTTGATGTGAAAACTGTTCCTTTATCCATTGTAACTGAAGAACCAGTAGCATTGTTTAAAGTTACATCAACTGTTGCGAGAGGAGATTTACTAGATGATGGAGTGTACCCTAACATCTTTGCTAATGAAACTACATTTTTTCTAATATCAGCAGAGTCTAGGTACATTTCATTTGCAACCATATTAGCATTAAAACCTAGATAGTGTGTGTTGTATGCTAATGTATCTAACAAGACAGCAAAACCTGAACCTTCAAAATTGTAATCTGAAAACTCTGGTTGATCTTGTAAAAATGATTTTAAATTTTCTTTTATTGCGTCAAAATCTAAATCTGATACTATAAATTTATTACTTGCCATATTATCTTAATCTTTCTAAAAATGTTTCTACTGTTACAGGTTCTGCTACTCCAACAACATAAAATATAATTCTTAATGAGTAACTGTTTCTATCAATATCAGGTTTTGCTATAATCTGTTCTAACTTAATTCTTGGTTCAAAATTGTTTAATACTTCACCAACTTTTCTTTGTAAATTAAGAGCAGTAAGAGGTGTCATTGGTTCAAACAACATTGCTCTAACATCACTTCCTATTTCAGGATGAAAAGGTCTTTCATAATGATTTGTGTTAATCAAATTTCTAACACTTCTTTTGACTGCCTCTACATCTGTTAATTTGTTAACATCATTAGTAACAGGATTACGACCAAAGTTTAAATCTAAATCTTTATAGATTCTATTTGCTCTTAAAGAGTTATTAGTATTAGTAGCATCGTAGTTCGGCATATCTCTTATATTTATACTCTAACCTGAGAAAACATTAGAAGAACCTTTAGTCATTGCCCCAGCGTCTGTACTATCTCCAATTCTTGCAACTGATAGTCCACATACCCGAACTGTTGAAGAACCTACATTAACTTTTGCAACGTGAGGGGCACAAGGTGGCAATGGTGGAAAAGGATGCGACACAGTTGGATCAGTAATTCTTGCAATTAAGATACTATTTGCAAAAACAGTTGATTGTCCTGGTGTGTTTAGTGTTGTTGTACCAGTACAAGCGTGTCCTGTACTTAAAGTATCCCCTTTTCTACTAACTGCTGGCATTATGCACTTCTTCTACTTGCTTGTAATTTCTCTTTTGCGGCTGTTCTTCGTTTTTCTGTTATTATTGATTGTCTAACTTTTCTTCCCATAGGTATTTTTACTGTTGTTTCAATTTTTTCACCTTTTTTAGTGATAAACTCAACTCCAATAAACTCGTTTTTAAAATCACCTTGAACTGACATAACTGCCTTCTTCAAACTCATTTTTTCAACTTCTTTTTCGTCACCTTCTTCATTCCAAAACTTAAATATTCTCATTTTTGCCATTTTATATCTCCATTATTAAATATTATCGTATTTTACAGTATCTTCCCAAGAATTATCATCATTTTCGCAACGACAATGAGTACAACAAACAGTTTTTTGTGGTTCTCCATAATCTTGTAAACATTTTTTGCCACAATGCGATTCGTGTCCGCAATTTAGACAAAATTTTTGTGATTTTACCATAATACTATTTATATTAGAATTTACAACGAGATTTCAGTTGCATTTTTTCAATTTGTACAATTCCGTCAAGTGATTCGCTCATTGATTCAGTAGAAATATCAAAATCAGGCGAATATTTGCAATTTTCAACAGTTTTTGTACAATTTACGAGAACAAAAAGAGAACATAGTAAAAAAAGTGTAATTATTTTCATATTTTGGGATTATTTACTTGACTTTAGGGTCTTTTTCCTATATTATAGTATGTATATGATAAACAAAAACACAAAAACAAATAATTTGACAATAGTAAGAAATGTTGCTTATAGTCAAATCAAAAAAATGAAGAAAAACATCAAAGAGATCGTTGAAGTTGATAACGAACTTTTAAATTCAATTGATATTAATATGAAAAATGCTATCAATAAGATTATTTATGATTATAACTTCAAAAAAATAAACCAATAAGGAAAAAACACTATGAAAAAACTAATAGAATATTTAACTATCGCATTATCAGTATCAGGTACCCTATGTTTAGTAGGTGCTGTAGGTGCAATTGACGGTGGTTACAACGGAATACCAATGAACGATAATTGGGGTGCTTGTTTTGTATTAGCAGGGTTAGGAATAACTATGTTTATATTAGCATTATACTCACAAGAATTATATAAGGAGACAAAATAATGACACCAGAAAAATATAACGAGTTAAGAGTACAAGAAGAACAAGGTCAAATTATGGCTGATGAAACTGTTAAGTCTATTCAATTGAGAAAAGACATAATGAAACTTGCATTAGCCGAAAGTGCTACTGATTGTACTATTATGTGTGGTACATTGTTTGCAAAATTCAATGTTTCAATACACGAACAAATGGCAACAAACTTGAAGAAGACTTTACAGACTTTCTTTGACAACAGAAAAGTTAATGATTGTTATGTTCAAATGTCTGGTACATTACCTGATAATGAATATGCTTATGACTTTATGCCAATTGTTGATTTCAGACATAACGGCGTAGGTGTCTAACAAAATTTAGAGTTACCCTTAAATGGGTTGTTTTTTCCCACTAGAGGCTGGAAACCTCTAGTGGGTTTTCTTTTATATGCCCTGCATACGAGGATCTTTTGAAAAAAGATTGTTCTTTGCTTTGGGTCTAGCAATACTATCTTTACTTCGTTTTCTTAATTGAGCTTTAGCAGAGTCTAATTTACTTTTCTCTTTTCTTAAAGCTCGTAGGTCTTTTATTAAGTCCATACATACTCCTTTAATAAAGAGCGTTTCTTCAACCTTAAATGGTTTACTTCCGTCCGTTTCAGGATAAACGATTATAACTATTTATACGCTA